GTCCGTCAGTACAGGGAAAGTTACGTGGGGGGACGGAAAAATCCCCCCGCCACTTTGCACTAGCTCCTGGAACCCAAACTGGGTTTCAGAGGCCTTGCGAACCCTGGAACCCGTTAGGGATTGACTAATTCTCCACCAAGATCCATGGCGGAGGAGACGACATATCCACTATCCTGTTTCACAACCTCCCATGTATGAGGGAGAGTATGAGACTCTTGCCATTTCAACAAATTAGCAAGCTCATGCAAGGCAGGCACCAAGTAACAAGGTGCCTTTCGTACTTCACTCCCCGAAAGGAGCAGCTCGCTTCTCAGTGGGAACTTTAACTCACTCCAATATGCGTACTCGTCAAAATGAGTACCTTCAGGGAGTGGCACAGAGACTAACTTCTTGTAAGTGACTGTGTTGTTATTGTTCATCTTAAGGGGGCTAATGGGGGAAGAGAAATAATATCTCAACCTACACCAGTCACCGTAAGTTTTAAGGCCAGAGTCGTCAGGATCGTTCGCACGAACCAAATAAATCTCTCGGTTGTGCGTCGAAATCATCTGACCTAAGTACTCAAGCGAGGATGCATAGCAGTAGAGATCAGGTCCCAAGCTAGAAATTAGCTTGTTACAAACCTGATTCCATGCTGTGTAGAGCCAAGCTCGAAGAACAGAAGGCTTCAATGATCGTGGGGCCCGTAAATAAACGGGTCTTACATTACGGCCGGCAAGAAAATCACCGCCGCAGGACTCCCTAAATTTCCCACTGCTAAACGTCTTCACAGGGTTAACCATGAAGCCGACCGCGGAAGCTAACTCGACGAAAGTCGAGCAAACACCCACGGGGACAATGCAATCATCCCCAAATACATGGACTCTCCTGAAAACTTCGTCGTCGACGAAGCGGGAGAACTTCTGTGTAGGAGGGAATGATGCACAGGCCAAACAGTAGAATACTAGGGTCTCGAGACCAAAGGTAGTAGCATTCCCCATTGTGCTAAAGCACGCTGGTTCGATATCTACACCATTGATTTCCACAGTTTTACTGCGGACACGATCACAAACATAAAACCAATCAGGAGGTAAAAGAAACTTTACCAATGACTGACTTACACAATCAGACGCCATCGACCAGTCTATCGTCGCATTACTTTGAGTAATACTTGATATTCTAGCGAGATGCCTATGTTTGTGCTGTTGCAACCCCTCGATATCCAACCCAGGGAGATCTGCCAATCGTTCGTATAAATAGTGACCAAGTCCCTGCTGAAAAAACATATTAGCAGTAGGCTCAACCGCAATAGTACGATCGATCGAAGTATCCTTGGGAACTGTCGTCAGTCGAGAACCTGAAACCTGCTTGATCATATGCCAACTTTTCACGGCTGGCAATGAGGGATTAACCCTCTGAATCATCTCGCGAAGAGTATGATCCCAAGACAGGTACACATCCAGCACCCCTGCGCAATCCTCGGTACAGGTAATTGGCACACGCCATTTAGCACTGTTACCAGAGTCCCGGAATGGGACGCCTAAAGAGGAATTGGGCCCATGCTTGCATAACTCAAACCAACGGTCCGTAGAGAACGGACCGAGGATTTGGTGAGCAAGGGATCTTGCCCTTACCAGAGCATCATGGATAGAATCCTGATGGTGTCCGGTGGGACGAGAGCCAGGGTTAGGGAAAGCAAGAGAGTTAAAAGGACGGAGACGATCTTGAGTAAGTGTAAACTTATCAAAAGTCGCCTGTCTTCTAGTCTCCGCTGTTCCTTCCCGCGTAGTTTGTACGAACTTCTTCCTAAACGCACCCTGCTGGGTTCGTCGGTCGAATTCCGTACATTGGGTGTCGGAGTTTCCACGTGTAAGGTCTCGAACTAGGAGACTCTCAAGTTTGACGGCTAGAGAGTCTGGAGAAAAGAGCGGTACTCGCACTTTCCGGTTTGGCGACATAGGAGTGCTTCCTTATGTTGACGGCGGTTAATGGTTTATGCCAAGGACAAACTCTTGAACACCGACACGAAGTCGGGGTCCGTGAGTATTTGTCCTCCGATATCCAGGAGTTCCTGGGTCTCGGTCGGAGTAGTCTCGAAGTCATAGCTGGCAAATACACCCAGCTTATTCGTCGTGACTTTCCCATTGGCCAGCAGTTTCGGCTTGAAGAAAGTTACTTCAGCCCGAGCCTGCGTATAGCCATTGGGGGACGAGGCATTAACCACGGGTGACTTGATGCGAGCCAATATGGTTCGGCGCGTACGGAGATCCGTATCAGCGGGAACATAAAGGATCACAGAGCCATCCTTCTGGACTCCCAAGGACTGGAAGGCCAGAGCCGTGCCACCGACTGGTGCGAATGACGTGGGTGCTATGACGACACTCGCGTTTTGTAGAGACATGATATTATCTCCGCTTACTCTTCAAATCGACAGCTGCATAGAGCCGTACCTTACGGCCCTTAACAGATATATCCTTGGAGAGCAAGAGTTGGTTACGTCTCGGAGTAACACGACGCAACGCCTGTTGCGCTAGCGCCGCGAGATCCAAGACTTTAGTGGTTGTATCGACGAGACCCCCAATATTAACAGGAGGAATCACATCGACGACTGATGGTTGCCAGAAACCCCGGGTTCGAAGACGGGAAGTCTTCGTCCAGATATCCCCGGAAACCGAGCGACCAAGGTCTGAAGCTGAGCCAATCGAGGTTACTTGCGCTGTCTCTACCCTATGGGTATCGACAGAAATGCAACCACCCTCGATTACGACATTTGGATCAGTTAGGTTCATTAATGCATTCAGGGAGCGCGAAATATTCGCGACCCTGTCAACCAAAAATGAATAACCAACTGTATTCCAAATACCGGTGGGAATATCACGAGCACGAAGCCCGAGATATTGCTGCAGGTCTATCTTAACAGGCTGTTTAATCCTGTAATAGACAACAGCACGCCACTTGGTATGCACATTTAGGGTGGTAGTATATGTAACAGGGGGCCCTCCTTCGGAGTGCACCTTGGAACCACTAGCATCCGTAAATGAAATTCCTGTAGCCCTCAACCGAGTGCCAGCAGTGAATTTTCCGCCTTGGTGCATTAGACCTTCATGCAAGTCACAGAGTGACTGGTACAAAGGCCGAAGCTCCATGGCATATGCAAGCCAAGCCTTCGCAGCCCCATCAGTGACGCGCTTGCGAGATATCTCACGAGCGACATCACTAACAGATCGAAGAGGATTACCGAGAGTAGCAATAGTTTGCCTTAACTCTAGGAGATCCTCCATCAGCCTTGCTTTTGGAGCAAGGATAGCCTGTAATGCATTAGCTTTTGCATCGGCAGACCGATCTGGGATAGATATTGTTGGAAGTTTCCAACCAACGTTATACATCCGTCCAATGAACTGCGTTATAGATGAGCCACTGAAGGAACCATGATATGAATCATTAAGTCCCGGAGGTGATATTCTGCTCAATTCTAGGCTCCCACCGCCACTGGTAATCTTCTCTTCGTAAGCAGAGAAGGGATTAATAATTAACTCCCCTCGCCGCATACGCCGATGAAAATCTGGTACAACCACATCTTGCATGTCCGAGTAGTCTCTGCTAACCACAACAGTACCATAATTGGTATCGCTGTACGTTGGTTTTGGGGTCTGTACAAGCACTCCAGAACCGCTGCTAGAGGTATTGACAAAAACTCTTGTGCGCATGATCGATGTCCAGTGTAAGTTTCAGTTCCAGGGGCCCCTTTTCGG